CCGTGATGTGGAGCGGCTCCCATACCACGGCCCCCGTGTTGTTCCCGCCGCTCATGTCGACAGAGGAAGGCAGCGAGGGTGCAGACCGCCAGATCCGTCCCGCGTTGTCGTCCCAGCGGTAGACGATCACGTAGAGGTGCTCCCCGTCCTCGACGGAACCGCCGGCGGTAGCGCTCACCGAGGGCGGAGAGGGTCGTGTCGCGAATGTCGCTTCCCCATACACCCGCCCGTCGAACATCATCAGAGTTCCGCCCGGCACGAGAAGCCAGTCCAGGACTTCGAGCGGCCGGGAGATCTCCGTCTCTGGAGCCGTCCGGAAGGTAAGCGACAGGATATCCACTCCACGCGTGATCGCTGCCGACGTCGTAACGGGGTTGCTGATGATGTTTGTCACCCTCGTGACGCCCATGTAGATGTTTCCGTCCACTCCGAGCGAGACGGCTGCGAGCTGGTTCGGGAGTTCCGTGTAGCCGCCGGCGCTCCAGCGGGCGATCGTGGCAACTGGCGCCATCCGATCTCCGTCGGTCATCGACGTTCCGACCCGGAGAAGGAAGTACGTCCCCTGATAGGCGGTGGGTTCCAGCGGATTCGCGAACGCGACGAGGGCGTAGTGGTCGTCTCCGTACGCGAACGCGCGCGATCGAAGCTGGGCTCCGTACCAGTAGGTGTCCCCCGTCACCGTCGAGCCGCTGACGTCCGCTCGCTCGACCTGCCCACGGGTCAGTGGGAGTCTGAGAAAGTTGTAGAGCACCGTGTAGCGGCCGAGTGCCGCTGCGCTGGTGGTAAACGCGCAGACGTCGGTGATACCCGGATCGGTGAGCGTCGGGTAGGTCTTCGCCGGTGCGCTGGAGTCCAAAACTACCGTGTTTGCTGCCTGGATCGGACTCCCCGTCGGTGCGGGAAAGTCCCAGTTGGCCACGAGACCGTTGGTCGTGTCCGCCCAGACGATCGCAAGCTTTCCCGAATCGCCGTCATCCTGGAAGAACGAGAGCAGGAGGTCGGGCTCCACGTCCACCGAGGATTCGTCCTGCAGCACCGACTCAGCGACGATCCCGGTAACCGGGTTGAACTGGACGACGTGCGCCGAGTCGTCGACGTTCACGTACGTGATCAGAACATCCGAGCCGTAGGGCATGATGTCCAGGAGGTTGACCGAGCTGGCAGTTCCAATCTCGGTCAGCGTCGGCGTCCCATCCCCCAGGTCTTCGAGGTTGTGGACGGCGGCGATCAGCTTGTCGTCGGAATCGCGGATGTAGACCGTCACCGACCGCCATGCGCCTGAAGTTCTCCGGGTCGCGACCCGGGGGGCATGTCCCATACCCGCCGTCGGGAGAACGTGGAGCACGGACTGACCCGTTCTGATGTCGTAGACGTCCAGGTTGACGACTGAGCTGGTCGGGGTCGACGGGACGAAGGTCTCGTACACGACGACGGCCCAGAAACCCGCCCCGAGGTCGTTGTCGTCGATGACCGCCATGTCGGAGCTCCCAGCGGTCTGGGCGGCGTTGTTGGACTCGAACACCGATCGGAGCCGGTAGGAGACGGGGCCTCGGAAATTGGTCTGGATCGCTCCGTTGGTCGACGGCACGGCCCACAGGTCGTCGCTCACCATCGTGGCGATCGGGTTCTCACCCGGAAGACCCAGGCGGACGAGCTTGTCCTGGTACGACGCGAGTTGCCAGACGTCCGGAAGAGTTGCCCCCTCGGGTATCGTGGTCACCGGAGCCCCGCAGGCGAGGAGAAACAGACAGGCGAGAGACGCACGCCTAGGCGCGCTAAAGCCCTACTGCGGGTCGCAGACGGTCCCGCCGGCGTAGTCCGTGTGGCAGCGGTATGTCGGGGCGGGAGTCGGCGTTGTCCCATGCCGCCCCATCGCCTGGAAGGCTCTTCCCACCCGTTGCCGTCGGTCGATGGAGTCGCCCGTCTTGTCCACCCGTTGCCAGTACGCCTCACACTGACCGGGCCAGTTCGCCTCGCACCACTCGGCTTGCCTGACCGCCGCGTTCAGGTCCCCTTGCGTCGCGCACCCAGCCAGGAGGACCAGCGCAAGCCACCGCATCCCCGAATCGTCCACCTGTGCGCCGCAGCGCGCAAGCTGGACAGGGGTTCAGCGGCCCAGGGCCTTGAGGTTCTGTGCCAGGGCGGCGCGTCTTCGCTCGTCTGCGGTCTCCGCGCGGGGGGATGAAACTGGCGGAGCCGGGCCCGCCTGCTCCGGAGGACGGAACGAGGGCGTTGGCGGAGCTGGCGTAGATGGACCGGTAACCATCCGGTAGAAGTCGTCGAACGTGGTGAGGGGATGGCTCCACGTGTCCGAAAAGGGAACGTCGATCTTCTTTTTCTCGTCGGCCATGGGCTAGCTGAGCAGGCCCGAGAGACCCGAGAGGAAGTTTTGCTTCCCTTCGTTCTCCGCCTTCGCGTTTGCGGATGCGGCGTTCGCTCCACCAACGGCGGCAGTGGTTCCAATCCCGAGGGCCTGGAGCTGCCCCTGGAGAAGCGACTGGCGCCAGTCGTTGGCGAGCTTGTCCGCCGCCAGTTGAGCGTTGAGGTTCGCTTCTCCCCCTCGCTGTGTGAGGCCTGCCTGTGTGGTGGCGGTGCCGATGTCCTGACCACGGACCCCTTCGAGCCCGCCCATGAGAGCCGTACGAGCCCGCTCCATCTCGGCGGCCCGAGCTGCTGCTGCGGCCACGTTGGTCTCCGCCTGATTCGCGGCGTTCTGGCGTGATGCCGTGAGGAAGCTCGAGCCCGGGGACCGTCCTCGAAGTGCTGCAGCCTGCCCGAATGCCGAAGCGTTGTTCCGGGCTGCCTGGTCTCGGAGCTGGATTTCAGCAGCAGACGGGACATTCCCCGCGGCGGCTGCCTCCAGAGCGTCGAGAGCTCTCTGCTGTCTGGCTCGGGTCTCGTTTGCCTGGGCGGTGTCCAGGGTGACTCGGTCCATCGCCGCAGCGGCGCCGGGACGGTAGTCGAAGCGCTCTTGACCGAGGTTGCCGGCCTGCCCGAATGCGGCATTCTGGGCGGCGTGGACGGGTCCCAGATCTGCCGTGGACGTGGAGAGGGTGTTGTTGACGAGCCCGCCGACGACCGGGATGTTCCCGACGGGACCTGCCAGGGGACCGAGAGGGTTGTAACCGGGTGCCGTTCCGGTGCTTCCCGCGGGGGTAGTTCCCGGAGCAGGTGCAGGGCCGGGCTGCGAGAGGGCGCTCTGGACGGTCGTGGTACCACTGGGGGCGGCGAGGGCGCCCTGGACGGTGGTGGTGTCTCCCGACCGCTGCGTCCCTCTTGGCGGGGCTCCCAGGGCCGCGATTGCACTTAGCGGGCCCTGTCCTGTTCCACCGACTGGCACCGTTCCCGGGGCCGCTCCCGGCGTTCCTGGGGGAACTTGCCCGGAGACGTACCCCTGACCGCCCGGGTCAACGCCGGTACGTGCGCGACGCTGCTCCGGCGTCTCCACAGTCGCGGCGGGAACTGGCCGTGGAGTGGTAGGTGCGCGTACGGGACGCGACACCGGAGTTCCTGCCCATGAAACGGCCATCTACCGATGCTCCCGCAAGCCCTACACCGGATCCAGTCCGAGTGTTGGGAACCTCTGCGCGATGTAGGCGTACACCTGGGTCAGGTTCGCCGGGCTGTCCGCGAGCTTGAAGTCATAGACGATGTCCTCGAATCTCGCCCCGACCCAGCGATCGAAGAGAGACGCGATGATGTCGACGGTCCCGTACGTGCTCTGCTGGTGCGTGTGCGTTGACGTGCTCGGGAGGGTTCCTGGCGTGAGTGTGAGGGGCACCATGGTCCCGATGCCAGGTCCGCTCACGTAGACCTGGTTGTCGCTGCGGCTCCCGGACTCGAAGTGGAGCAGGAGCGGGATGTCCTCGTACGTATCGGCTGGTGTGGATGGACCGTAGAGCGCGCTCGCGTAGTCGTCTGTCCAGTCGTTCGACATGAGCGTTAGGGACTCAGCGCCGACGGGCGGGAGATCTGGAACGAACAGACGGAAGATGAATTCGAGATCGAGTTGTCCCCCGCCTGACGTGTTGCCGAGACGGAAGATCGTTCCGCCGAGAGAACCGCCGTTGTCGGGAGCGAGGCGAGGGATCACGACGGCCAGCCACGTGATCGTCTGTGTCTCGCCCGTGTCGTATCCGAAGTCCGTCCCGTTGCGGTCCTTGAGATGGACTGCTCCCGATCCGTCCGCAGGCTCGAGGTTCACCGCGATCACGTCACCGGCCAGATCTGTCGACCAGGTCGTACCGGGGATGCCATCGAGTGTGTCCAGCCCGATCTCCGGTCCCTGACCACCGATGCCGCCCTTTTCGCGAAGACCAGGGTTGAACGTCGGATCGGCGGCGTTGCCCTGCGTGAGCATCTTTCCGCCGCCGTCGTCGACCAGCTCGAAGTCCCCCTTCGTCCACAGCACCAGGCCGTCGAGTTGTGGCGTTGGCGTTGTTTCCGGTTCAGGACGAGACACGACCCGATATCCCGTGCGCTTGACGATTCTTCCCGACCGGTCGCTGTAGGCGTTCTCCAGGGTGAGAACAGAGCCCGGAGCGATCAGCTTGTCGGAGACCTCCGTGTTGAGGCCGACACCGAGCGGGATGATGATCCTGTCCTTGTTGAGAGGCATCAGGAAAACCTCAGCTTCACGACCACGTCGGCACTCGACTGCAGGAGCAGGTAGCGCGACCGAGCCCCGTTCACCGTCGAGGATTCCCACACGACGGCGTTGGCGTTGATCCCGACGACCTCCCAGCTCGTCGGAGATTCTCCGAGGCCGTGAAACACTCGCACGTCCGAGCCGGTTGGGATTGACGCGGTCACCAGCGCATCGTTGACGACGGCGTTTCGGAGGCTGGCGAACGTCTCTTGCAGCGCGGAGATCGTCCGGTCCAGGAATAAAGCTACGCCTGGGAAGCTCCCGAAGGCGTTCGCCGCCGATCCAGGCTCGAATTGCTTCATCGGATGATCAGCGTCGTGCGGCTGACCACCCGGTAACGCCGATCGGCCTCGAACGAGCGGCGACGGTTGTACGGCCAGCCGATCCCATCAGCCACGTCCGCGATGGAGTCCGCCTCGGCCTCGTCGTTGTTGACCGAGGACTCGATGTCCTGGCGCATGAGGTTCCGGCGCTCGACCAGGTCAGACGTGTCCGACTCTTCCTTGACCAGAGCCTTGATGGCGATGCCGATCTTGATGTACTCGTCCCACGGCTCGAGCTCCACCTGTAGCTCGTCGGCGTCGTCCACCAGCAACGTGGGAGCCGGGATGTAGTCCAGCTCATACGGGCCCCCAACGTCGACGGCGGGGACGTAGTCGTTCCGCTCGGCGTAGTTGAAACGTCGGATCGTTACGGCGTTCGTGGTGTTGGGCCGAAACGTGAGGCCCTTGATCGCCAGGAAGTCGTCCGGCAAGGTGTAGACGTGGGTGTTGGCCGCCAGCGTGAAGGCCAACGTCTCGAAGAACGTGTCCGCGAAGGCAGTACGGACGATCCGGTGAAGCTCTTTGATCTCGTCGTTGACCCAGTTTACCCAGGTCTCGTTTGAGACCTGCGGGTCGTCGGCCTTGTCCGAGAGCTGTTTTCCGCCCTCGATCAGATCAGCGAGGGTCGCCACCGCGACACCTCAGTAGCCGCTCTTCATCTCTCGCCGCACACACGCGCGGACGAAGTCCTGGAGCGGCCCCTTCGCTGCCTCTGCCTTCTCCGCCGGGATGCCGACGGCCGAGAGGAAGTCCTCCAGGGCGGAGGCTTCGGAGGCCTCCGTCCCTTCGTCGGACTCGCTCTCGTCTTCCTCCGAGTCGAGCTTGTCCGGCGGTGGGGTCTTCTTCAGGATGTCGAGGACTACGCCCTTCATGACCCGACTTCGACGATGGCCGTCCAGTAGCAGACCGTTCCAGAGGCAGGATCAGCATCCGCCGACGTGTCGGAGCGGATGAACTGGATCAGGATGCCCGCGCCGGCGGTGGTTGCACGGAGGAACGGAGCGACACCCGTCGTGGTCGGGAGTGCGTCGTCATCGTCACCCACCATCGTGACGTGAGCGGACACGACGCTCCGAAACGTCTTGTAGAACGAGACGAGATACCGCCCGTCCTCGCTGTCCACCTGCGTGACGGTTCCACCCGAGTCCTGGGCGCCGCTCTCGGAAGAGACGGCACCCGAGGAACCGATGGTGAAGTTGCCGCACAGGATGGCCAGACGGTTGTCGTTGACCGATCCGAAGTTGCTGGTGAACCTGCGGTCTGCCACGTTGGTCTCCTAGTAGAACTTGCAGCGGCCCCAGGCCGCGGGGTTGATCGCCGCGTGAGCGACGTAGGAGACGATCCGAATCTCCACGCCGTTGTCGTCGGAGATGCGGAGCAGCCGCTGGCCGTCGTCCATCTGGATGTGCGGGGCCGGGCCGATGGAGGCGATCTCGAACTCCTTGGGATCGCCCATCCAGGCCGTTCCGTCAGGGCAGTACTTGTCCGCCATGACCGGGACATCCACACCGTCGGCGTAGACGCTGATGGTGCGGAACCCGAAACCACCCTTGCCGGTTACGTCGGTGTACCGGATGTTGGACCCCATCGAGATCGCGAGGTCCCGGAAGTCGGCGATGGAGACCACCGCCACCAGCTTCTCCGCGTTGCCGAGGCCGGAGCACAGGGACGCCAGTTGGATGAGGCCGTCCTGCTTCGAGAGCGAGGACGCGTCCACCCAGTTGCCGTAGAGACGGGTGTTGCTCGACCGGGTCACGCCGTAGAGCGTGCTGATCGTGGTGTCCGTGACGGGCTGGACCGGGAAGTAGGCGTCGAAGCCCGCCGGACGGAGCCGGGAAGGCGTCGCGCTGTCCTCACGGTCGCCCTTCGTGAACACCCAGTCCGTGTCCACGCCGCCGGGAACCGAGAGGTTGCCCGACATCGTGACCACGTTGGTGTTGTAGTCGACCGCCGTGATGGTCTGCGCCGTCGCGGAGCGCAGCACCGTATCGTTCAGACCGTCGGCATAGACCAATTGCTGGCCCTTGAACACCCGGTAGACGTCGCTCGACCGAGCGAACTTGAACGTGTTCGTCGACACCGACGCGAGCTGCCCGAGCTCACCCCATCCCTGCGTGAACAGGGCCACCGACAGGCGGTGTGCGGCGATGCGGAGGCCCGAGTCCATCGCGAACTTGATCGCGGCGGTCCATGCGGCGTTGTTGTTGCGGGTCTGGGCGATGATCTTGCCCGACACGCGAACGGGCTCGTTCGACTCCGACCAGGGCACGGAGAACTGCGACCCGACGGTGCCGGTGTTGTTGGCAGCCATCGACTGCGCGTCGGAGAACGTGGCCGAACCCGTCGGCACCTCGTCCACCGTGGTGAAGTAGTTGTACGAGTCGCCTCCCCCGTTGGTGTTCTCCTTGAGGAGACGGCGGATCCGGCTCGACTTCGCCGCGATGCTGTTCGCGATGAAGCCAGGGCGGTACATCCGCTGAAGGAACGCTGCACCAGTCGTTGAATTGAAGCCCGTCGCCATGACTCAGTTCTCCCGGCCGCTACATCCGATTGATTTCGGCAAGCGCGGCCTCGTATGCGGCGTCGGCGTCCAGCTCTTCGGCGGAATTGCCGCGAGCAGGCGCGCGCCCGTCGTCGTTCTTCAGGGTCACGGTGCCGGGTCGGGTGCTGGCCGGCGGTGGGGCGGTGCGGGGTGCCGGCTGGGCCGGCGGGGGAAGCGGTGAGTCGTCCGACAGGGAGCGGAGGTACTGCTCCACCTGCTGGGCGGCTGTGTTCCACGGCAGCGCTACGCCGTGCTGCTCGTGGTAGGCGATCATGAGGTCGGTCACGAGGCCGAGACGGGTCGCATCCTTCGTGACTCGCGGATACTTCGAGGCGTCCGCCTTGATGCGGTCGTGAACGCCTGTCTTCGCGGCGTCCAGTTCACGCTCGAGGCGTTCGTTTTCCCGGGCCGTCCGCTCTGCATGGAGGGCGGACTCCAGGGCGGTGATGCGATCTGCCTCGGTCTTCGGCTTCTCGCCGCGGGAGTTGGAGTGGGCGTCGATCAGGCCGTCGAGACCGTCCGAGATTCCCAGTTCCACCAGCACCGCATCCGGGTCCTGGCGGAGACGGGCGACCAGCTTGGCCCGGTCGTCCTGGATTGCTCTGAGGGCCTTCGCCTCTTTCCGTCCAGCAGCCTCGAGCATCTGACGGGCCCGGCGAACGTCGGGTGTCTCGGGGGCGGGCTCGGCGGGAGGGTCGGCCGGCTTCTCCGGTTCTGCGGGGGCTTCCGGCGGAGTCTCTGCGGGGGTCTCCGTCGCAGGCGCGGCGTCGAGCTCGGCAACGAAGGACGCCATGTCGGCGGTGCTGGTGTCCTCGCCGGGCGTGGCTGCAGCCTCGGTCGCGGGTGGAGTCGCGGCGGGTGCTTCGTCGGCCATCTCACGATGGCGCGGTTAAGCCCTTATGCTGCTACGGCCGAGAGCGGGGGAGGCGCCTGTATTGGTTCTGGGGTCACCGGAGCTACCGGGGCAGACGGTTGTCCCTGCTGTCCCTGTGCCCGGGTCGCCATACGCTTGAGTTCGTCGCAGTACCGGCGGATGAGGTCGATGTTCTTTGCGGGGGCTCCTACGTTCTTCCCCTCGGCCATGTACATCCCGGCGGTCTTCATCGCCTGGGCGAAGGGAGTGAGCTCGTCGGGGCGTTTTGCCTTCCCGTCGTAGAGCATTTCTTCCATGTCCTTGTCGAGCATGCGCTGGATCGCCGTGGTGATGCTGTCGGCGGACTCGACGTCGAGATCATCGAGAGCGGCACGGGCCCGGTCGATGTCCCAGAGGCCCTTGTCCAGCATGGTCTCGATGTAGTCGAGCTTTCCCTGAGGCGTCAGGGGCATCATCGACACGGGCCAGGTCTGGAGGGTGTACTCCGCCGCGTCCATCTTGATCTCCGACCAGTCCACCCGCTCCATGACCCTGGTTCCGGGGGCTGCTACCTCGTAGTTGCCACCTTCCCCGACGATGTCGGAGACCATATCGATCACGGCTTTGTAGATCGAGACGTGGAATCGCTCCCAGCGCTTCGCGTAGATCTGCATACGCGTTTGCTGGACGTCGAGCGACTCTCGGATCGCCGCTCCCGAGGTCGTCCCGGTCTCCTTCACACCGCTCGAGGCGTTGCGGGAGATGCCGGGGAGGTCGTACATCTTCTGGACAGTCTCGTCGACCCACTTGTAGATTTCCGACGGCATCGCCGGCCACACGAGGGGCTTGGGCTCTCCGCCGGGAACCGTGTACTCCAAGGCTCCCGCGATGAGGTTCGAGAGCGTCGACTTCACGATCTTCGAGCCGCGAAGAAGGGCTACACGCGGAACGGAGAAAAGCCTCTGTGCTCGGTCGATGCGGTAGAGGATTCGATTGAGCGTCGACTGCATCGGCTCGAGCTGGTAGCAGAGGGACAGTCCTCCGAATCCCGCCCGTGCGTCTTCCCACCGCAGGAAGAACAGCGACGGGTGGTTCTTGTACCAGGGCTCGACCACAATCGTCCCGTCGGTGTGCTCGACGGCGATCACATGGTACCCATCGCCCGATCCATCTTCCTTCCCGGGAACAGATGGCAGGTGCCAGGCCTCACGAACGCAGACGAGACCGCTCGGAAGCTCCGTTCCGATGGGATCGACTGACGGGGAATTCTCGATTGCGTCGAGGACTTCGTCCAGCGTCGACTCACCCAGGGTTTTTGCCTCTGCCGACTTCCGCGCCATGCGGACGGCGGTCTCCTTCGGGATGAATCGCCGGCGGTAGAACGTCCTCGGGGCTCCGTAGAGCGCGTCCAGTGGGTCCACCGTGATCTCGCTGGCGAGAATGCGCTGGACCTTGACCTTCCCGTCCTCTTCGTAGAGCTGGACCACGCCGAAGTCGAAGACCAGCGAGTCGACGAGGGCCTGGAACGTCACGGAGAAGAGGTCAGCTTCGTCCGCCCACCCATCGGTGAACTGGGTTGCCTTCCGGGCTCGGCGTTTCTGCCGCCAATCGCCAGCCGTCGTCAGGAACCGACCTCGGGGAGAGCTTCGACCGATGAGGGCTGCAGCGGTCATGACCACGGAGCGCATGACGTTCCATGTCGAGACGTCGGACAGGTCGAAGGTGGTGTAGGCCTGGGCGGTGGTGCCGTAGTACTTGCCCGCGTACTGGTAGAGGGAGGAGATCGGCTGCCCCTCCATCATCCGGCACATCGCGAGGTTGAGGTCCTGGCGGTACCCCTCGGCCGGATTGGTCTCCAGGGCCAGGGCTGTCTTGACCATCTCGGCGCCCCGGTCGCCCTCGAGGTCTTTGTCGTACCAGGGATCGAGGGCCGTCACTGCTTACCGTTGGGCTGGAAGTTCGCGGAGCGGAGCTTCTCGAGCAGGAACCTCGGGTCTCCCTCTTCCTCGGCTTCTGGACCGTCCGAGACGTCCTGGATGACGTCGTGGTCCACGCCATCCCCGGGCGGTGGAGCCGTTCTGACTGGCGCCGGCGGTTTCGGGTCCCGCTTGAAGCGGACCACGCCTGGGATTTCCAGCTCGGTCAGGTCGAAGTCCCGAGCGGTCCGGAGGAGAGCACCGAGAGCCTTTGCCGTGAGAGGCTTGTCGTTCACACGGAGGCGTGCGCAAGCCCTACCAGGGTTCCTCCTCGCTCCATCCCCCGTCCTCGTCGCCCCAGGTGGTTGTCTCCTCGTCGCCTGGCGTCTTGGGGGCGTGCTGCCTGGTCGCCAGAGCTATGCGCTCGGCCCTCGCCTCGTCGGGCGTGGGTGGCGTCTGTGGCTCTTCGTAGGACGCCCAGTAGCCTTGTAGGGCGTAGCGGAGGGATTCGGACGGGTCAGGGTGCCACTGGCTCGCCCAACGCCACTGGCCGCTTGCTGGGCTGTTTGGGTCTCTCCTGGCCCGCATCATGTCTTCTGCGGCTGCTGACCCTGCCATGACGCGGAAGAGGCCTCTGGTCAGAAGGTCGTTCACCCGGCGGATTTGAGCGGCGGTCTCGGTCTTGAGGGCGGCCCGGATGACAGGCAGGCCGTAGTCCGAGGCGAAGGTGTCGAGCTCCATCTTTCCCGAGCCCGGGTCCCAGTGCCACGTGTCACACCGGAACTCGTGCTGCGCCACGGCCATCCACACGGCCAGTTGACCGAGGGTGGTCCCGGCCTTCCGTGGAGACGACCACTCGAAGACGTGCTGGACCTCTTCGGTGTCTTCCCCCCAGCCGATCACCGACACAGAGGCCCGGTCGCTGGTCCCAGGGTCCACCGCGGCGGAGAAGTTCACGATCCCGGGGTGTGGGGCCGACGCCATGACCCCAGCCCGTTCCCCCCCTCTCGCCGGCTCGGTCAGGTGCCGCTCGGGGAGGGATTCCAGCTTCGAGGCCTTGAGGGCTTTACGCAGGTAGTCGGGGACTGCGCCAGTCAGGAGGCCCATGAGCCAAGGCGGAGCACCGGCGGCGTAGCCGTTCAGGTCGGGGGCGTACCTGTAGGCCGTTGCCTGCTTGTCGAAGGTGAACTTTCCGAACCTCTCCCGCTGGATCACGGGGCTGTCGATGGTCAGGCCCGGGTTCTTGGCCAGGTACTCTCGAAGCTCGTCCATCGCCCGCGGCATGTGGGGGTTGTCCATCTGGGACCAGTTGTGTTTCGACCAGTTGGACGTGGCCCACAGCTCCCAGAAGTAGCCTGCAGCCACCTCGGGCACGACTCCGCACACGATCAGCGTCCCGAACTTGTCCGTGAGCGCCGGCGGCAAGATGCGGACGCAGAGGTCGCGGAGGACGTTGTCCTTCTGGTCCTGCCCCTCGTCCACACACGCCTCGTCGAGCCCAGCTCCGAGCTCTTTCTTGATCGCCGTGATGTCGTCGGTCCCTGCCAAGCGGACCCGCGAGCCGTTGGCGAACGTCGTCACCATCCGGGTCTCGTTGTGGTCTACCGGGAGGTTCCAGTGGGCGCAGAGGGGTTTCCAGATGGGCTCCCACATGATGTCCCGGGCCTGCCCTCCGGTCAGAGCGAGGTAGATCCTGTTGCTCCCGGGGGAGAGCATGGAGCGCTTTGCGTAGCGTCCTGCGATGCCGTAGGTCTTCCCGGCCCGGCGGGAGCACATGGCCAGAATCCAGCGGGCATGGTCCCGCATGAAGGTCAGCTCCGGGATGTGCCCGGAGGCTATCGCCTCCAGGGTGAACCCCCGCCGTTTCGCCTGGGCGATGACTGCCCTGACAACGGCGGCCGCCTGGGTCACTTGGCCTTGGCTTCCCGCTCCCTGGTGACGAACTTCACGGCGGGCCACGGGATCAGCACCTCCATCGCCTTGGCGGACCTGTCTCCGTCCGGCGGGACGTCGAAGGGGACCGAAATACCGTGCTGGGTGAAGGTGGCGTCGATGTCGTTCAGGACCGTGGTGGAGCCGTTCTTGAGGCCTGGGACCTGGATGTGGGCGTGGAGCTCGATTCGGGTGATGCGCATGGGGTTCCTTTCAGAAGCGGGGGAGGACGGTGATTGACCCGGGGTGCTTGTCCTTGATACGGCGGGCCTCGGGGGTCAAGCGGGCGAAGGTGGTGAGCTTGGAGCCGCAGAGGGCGCGGGCAATGCCGATACCGCGGAGGGCCCGGCGGACGTAGACCCAGGCTACCTGCTCCCCATCGAACATCGCCCAGCCCCAGATCAGCTCGGGGGCGTCCGGAGGGTGGGCAATCACGAGCCGGTCGTCCCACTCCTGCAGGCTTTCGACGTAGCGGCGGAGGTGGCGCCAGTAGTCCCCGGTGGGTGTGTCGGGGTAGCAGCTTCGGGCGCTCTCACCCCAGGTCTGGACGACGTAGGGCATGTCGCCCTCGACGCCTTCCCGGACCTCGTACCGGAACGCCGTGGCAGTGGCGGTCATGCGGCCTTTTTCCCCTTCCGACCCTTCACGGTTCCATTGAGCTTCGAGAAGTTGTCCGCCACCTCGGGGATTTGGGCGGCCTTCTCCATGAGCTTCTCTAGGTCGTTGTCCTCGG